CAGTGTGCCCCTTGGCGCTCTTGCCGCAGCCTTCGACGGTGAAGAAGTCGCCCGGCTTCAGTTGATAGCCGGTTGTCTTCGGTGCTTTGACTTTGGTCATGATCCGCTTTGATCGCGCCGCGACATGTCGATGGTAAACGTGGTGTCCGTAACCTCGGTCACGCGATACGTCACGGGCCGTCTTGGCTTGCCCATCCTGAGAAGCCAGAACGCCAGCCGGCGCCACCAGCGCTTGTCTGCAAGTTGCATGGTCACAGTGCTGCCGACAGACAGACGCGGACTGTTGACGGTGGTGATGGCGCTGAACTCGCGCGGTTCGTGTTTGTCAACGATTTTCATAGCAAGCAGCATAGCCACTCCAGCCCGTCGCGGGTTGACTTCTGCCTATCACTTGACCCGCCGCAATAGCGTAATGCTATGATGCGCCCACGCTACCGCCCGGCGCAGGGGCGAGAGAAGGGTCATCAATGTCACAAGAGCTTGAAGTCGCACCGGAAGCCGAGATCCAAGGCGTCGAAGCCGACGAGGTAGAGGCCGAGCAGTCTGCGGAGACGCAGACGCCGGAGCCTACCGAGTCCGCCAACGACGCAGCCGGCGAGGGCGAAGTCGAAGTTCAGATCGCGGGCGAGACGCCTGCGGAAGAGACGCAGCAGGAAACGCCGGTCATCCGGCAGCTTCGCAACCGTCTACGGGACGCCGAGAGGCGAGCCCGGGCCGCTGAAGAGCAGAGCCGACCGCAACCTCAGGGCCTCCCGGTCCTGGGCCGCGAGCCGGGTTTGTTCGATGACGGCATCGACGGGGACGAAGAGAAGTTTCGGGCGGCTGTTCGCAGCCACTTCGAGACGAAGGCCAAGATCGACCGGGCGAAGGAAGAACAGGAAGCCGCCAATCGCCGCAATGCGGAGGAATGGCAGCAGACCCTGACGACCTTCGACACCGAGAAGACCACGCTTGCAAAGAGAGTCCCGAACTTTGCGGACCTTGAGGCGAACGTGACCGATGCGATGAGCCCGCCGCAACTGGCGGTGCTTCTGAGGGTCGGTCGCAAGCGTGCGGAACTCGTGGCGGCGCTGGGGGCGAACCCCTCGGCGCTAAAGCGGGTTTCGGCGATCACGGACCCGCTGCTGTTGGCTGCTGAACTACGCGAGATCGAGACGAAGATGACCCTAGCCCCGAAGAAAGCTACGCCAGCCCCAGAAACCATCGTCCGCGGCAAGTCCGGGGCGGTGCAACTGGACGCAAACAAACGCCTCGCCGAGCTTGAGGCCGAAGCGGATCGCACAGGCGACCGCACGGCGATCAGGAAGTTTCTGGCTGAACAGAAGCAACGGCAGGCAGCTTGACGCCCTAGGAGCGCATCATGCCCAATGCTTTTTCCCGTGAAGAGAAGGTCGCGTTCGACCGCCAGCTTGAGGGCTTCAACGACGCCCTTGCCTTCGTCAAGAACATCGAGATCTATCGCACCGATCAGACCACGATGGCCCGGACGAATGACATCATCTGGCGCCCGATGCGCTACATCGTGCCGAGCTACACCGGCATCGACCAGACCGCGAACTTCAACGACAAGACGCAGCTTTCCGTGCCTTCGACCATCGGTTTCCGCCAGTCGGTGCCGATCCAGATGGACGCAAACGAGTTGCGCGATGCGCTGCAAGAGGGGCGACTCGGTGAGGCCGCGCGGGTCGAACTGGCCAGCTTCATCAACCGTTCGGCGCTGAACCTGGCTTCGCAGCAGGGCTCGCTGACGGTAAAGCGCACGGTGGCCGCAACCGGCCTGGACGACGTGGCGCAAGCCGATGCGCTGATGAACGAAGGCGGCGTCCCCGGTGGCGTGCTGGACGGTCGCGGCATGCGTTGCCTCGCGCTGTCCACCCGCGACTACAACGGCATGGCCTCGTCGTTGCAAGCGGTCACGCGTTCCTTCGGCAACCGCAAGTCGGATCGCGCCTACGAAGAGGGCTATGTCGGCCCGGTTCTGGACTTCGAGACCTACAAGCTCGACTACGCCAACCGCCTGACCGCGGCACTCGGCGTCGGCGTGACCATCAACGAGGCATCGGCAGCGAACCGCCGCTATGTGCCTCGCGCGACGAGCACGGCCGGCACCGGCGAAGTCCAGAACGTGGACAACCGGTATATGACCATCACCGTCGCGGTGACCTCGGGCACGTACAAGGTCAACGACCGCTTCACCATCGCGGGCGTGAACAACGTCCACGCGATCACGAAGCAGGACACCGGCCAGCCGAAGACCTTTGTCGTGACCCGGATCGTGTCCGGTGGTGGTGGCGCTGGCGTGATGGAGTTCTCGCCTCCGATCATCGCTGCCGACTCGACCCCGACCCAGGCCGAAATCCAGTACAAGAACTGCACCGCGACTCCCGCCAACGGCGCCGCGCTGACGTTCCTGAACACGGCCGCGGCTGCCGCCAACCCCTTCTGGCACAAGTCGGCAATCGAACTGCTGCCCGGCCGCTACGCCGTGCCGTCTGACGCGGGCATGTCGGTGATGCGCGCCACGACTGACCAGGGCATCGAGGTCGTGATGACCAAGCAAGCGAGCATCAACAACCTGCTGGTCAAGTACCGTTGGGACGTTGTGTTCGGTTTGGTCATGAACAACCCCGAGATGGCCGGCACGATGCTGTTCAACCAGACTTAATCTCCTCCAGCGTGGCCTTCGGGCCACTTTGCCGGGCAGCTTCTCGCTGTTTTCTGCCCGGCTTCTTTCTGAGGGCACTACGCGTGTCCTGAGCAAGGAGCAAACGAATGGATCGAGCCTACGTCTACCGCTGCCCGGGGTCCGTCAAAGACGGCATCGATTCGTCGGTGACCTGGGATGCCCGCCTCGTGACTCACGAGGAATACATCGCTCTCAAGCGTGACGGCTGGCGCCGTTCGATTGCGGACGCGGTGGAAGCGATGCAAGAACGCGCGCTTGAAGAGGCAGAACAGGCCGCCGCGGAGCCCAAAGCGGCAGAGCCTGCCGAACTCGCCGGACTGGCTGAAGCCGTCGCCGCGGGGTTCAAGGATGATGCCCGCTGGGGTGCTGCGAAGCGCGCCGAGAAGCTGGCCGAGTGGCTGGCTAAGGCCTGACTGTGTACACCAAGGGCGATCTAGTCCGCGGCGCATACGCCGAGTTGGCAATCGCCGGCTGGGTCTGGGATCTCGACCCGGAGGAACTGCTGTGGGCCTGCGGGCGCATGGACATGATGATGGCTCGCTGGGCTGATGACGGCATCGAGCTGGGCTACAACATCAGCCTGTCCCCGCCTACCGACCTGAACGTGGCGAGCGGCATCCCGCTGAATGCGGTTCTCGCCGTGATCCTGAACCTCGCGGTCGCCATCGCGGCAGGCAAGGGCAAGCAACTGTCGCCCGCCACCATCGGCGAGGCCAACAACGCGTACAAATCGCTTTGCGTGGCCGCTGCAATGCCCGGCCGGCAGCAACTGCCCGACTCGCTGCCGCTTGGCGCTGGCAATACGCCGTGGCGCTTTGGCTACCCACAAAACCCCTATTTCCCTGGCGCCACAGAAGGCCCGTTGGGAGTAAGCCCGAACGGTAATCTGAACTTTAGGGGCTGACATGGCTTCAATCGCCCAACTTCCAGCGGTCACGACGCTTTCGCAGGCGGATCAGGTCGCCATCGGCAGCGCTTCGCTTGGCGATGACGCACGGGCCGCGCTGTCTACGCTGGTGACGTTCCTTCAGGGGCAACTGACGAGCACCGCGGATTCGACGCAATACGCCAGCCCGGCAACCGGCGCGACCGTGACGATTTCGCCCCCTGCTGCCGGTGGAAACGTGTTCCTGCGGCTGTCCCCGTCCGGGACGCTTGCGACGCTCACGATCACGCTGCCATCGGGACCGGTGGACAAGCAATACGTCAGGGTGTTTTCCACGCAGATCATCACCGCCCTGACCGTGAACGGCGGGACGATCAACGGCGCCCCGACCACGATGGCCGCGGCAAACGGAACTTTCTGGCTGCGCTTTGATGGCGTGTCCAGCAACTGGGACAGGGTGGGCTGACATGACGACACGACCTTTCAGCGGCCGAGCCGGTGGCACCGCCACCATTTCCGCCACGACCACGAGCGCGACGGCGACGTTCACCGACCGAGGCGACCGGGAGGCGCTGTCGGTGCTCATCACGAACATCGGCACCGTTGCGACGCACATTCGGCTGTCCTATGGGGCGGCAGCGGTGGCGGCCACGACTTCGGACGTGGTGGTTGCGCCTAACGCATCTTGGGTGTTTGCCAAGTCGAACCCGCAAGACGGCAACTTCTTTGTCACCGCTCGCACGGCATCGGGCACGGCGACCGTTTACGTGACGTGCGGCACTGGCGGCGTGTGAGGTAGCGCGGTGGATGTCCCGATCCTGTCCGGCATCTACACGGACCAGTCGGCGGACATCCGCACTCGGTATCCGCGTAACCTTGTCCCGGTCTCCAAGGCCTCCGGCATCAGCGGCGGCTATCTGCGGCCGGGCGACGGGCTGGTTGAACATCTGACCGGGCCAGGCGCAGACCGAGGCGGCATCCTGTGGCAGGGTGTGCATTACCGGGTCATGGGCACGTCGTTGGTGAAGGTCTACGCCTCCGGTGGCTTTGACGTTCTCGGCGATGTCGGCCCGGGTGGTTTCTGCACCTTCGACTACAGCTTTGACCGGCTGGCAATGACCAGTGGCGGGCGGCTGTACTACCTGCTGGGTGGGACGCTTATCCAAGTCACCGACCCGGATCTAGGCGTTGCTCTTTGTGTGCTGTGGGCTGACGGCTACTTCTTCACGACTGACGGCGAGTTCATCGTCCAGACTGAGCTACTCGACCCGACCCAGATCGATCCGCTGAAGTACGGCAGCAGCGAGATTGACCCAGACCCGATCCTTCGGCTGCTGAAGCTGAACGGCGAGGTCTACGCGATCAACCGGAACACGTCCGAGGTCTTCGACAACGTGGGCGGCACGGGCTTTGTGCTTCGGCGCATTGAGTCGGCGATGGTGCAGCGTGGCACCGTTGGAACCAATGCGGCCTGCGCGTTTGGTGACGGCGCCATCGCCTTTGTTGGCAGTGGCCGAAACGAAACGGTCGGCGTCTACATGATGGCGAACGGGTCGTCGGTGCGGGTAAGCACGCGCGAGATCGACACCTTGTTGCAGGGGCTGAGTGACGCGGAGCTTGCCGACATCGTGCTAGAAGGCCGCTTCGACCGTGGGCATGAATGGCTGTACGTCCACCTTCCGACGCAAACGCTGGTCTTCGACGCGGGCGCGACTCGCGAGTTCAGGACGGCGGTTTGGTACACCCTGGACTCAAGCGCTGCCCCGACTCCGACCCGCTACCGTGCGCGCGGCTTTGTCCTGTCCGATGGCGTCTGGTATGCAGGCGACCCGACGACCGAGAAGCTCGCAAGCATCGCAACCACGACCGCGCGGCACTACGGGTCGGACGTTGCGCACGAGTTCGGGACGATGATCGTCTACGGTGACGGGGATGACGCCATCGTGCATGAACTGGAACTCGTGGCGCTCCCTGGGCGCGTCGCGGTGGGGCTTGATCCGGTCGTTTGGACGAGCTATAGCCTTGATGGCGTGACTTTCAGCGTGGAAAAGTACATTCCTGCCGGCAAGATCGGCGAGCGGGCCAAGCGTATCGGATGGCGGACGCAAGGCACGATCCGGAACTGGCGCATTCAGCGCTTTCGCTGGCGCAGCGACACCCTGATGTCGGTTGCCAAGCTGAGCATGCGCGTCGAAGTGATGCGCACGCGACCGGGAGCCTGACATGGCAACAATCCTCACCCGGCGCATCCCTCGGAACCTGCTGGCGATTGTCGCCTCGCAGAATCACGAGGCGATCAAGTACTTGGAGAACCTCGGCGAGGACGTGTCGGGCACGATCCCGGGCGAGATCGCGGCTTTGCAGGCTGAGATTGATGCCTTGGAAGCTATCGTGGCGGCGCTGATCGAAGGGCACGTTATCGAGGATGAGGGCATCCCGTTCCCGCAGCGGCCAGCGCTTGATTTCGTGGGCATCGGGGTTACGGTGACCGACTCACCGACAAAGACCATTGTCACGATCCCGGGCGGCAGTGGCGGCGGATCGCTGGACGACATTATTGCGCTTCAGGTGCTGATGTGAACCTAACCGCCACCACGCACAGCCTAGAGCTTGTCACTTCCAGCGCCAATGCGCTGTCCTGGGTCGTGTCATGGACCGACATCGACAAGACCGGGGCGACGATTGCAACGCCTGGCAGCGCTCAAGGATCGGTCGCAGCGGCTACCACGACCACTATCGTCGCTGCGCCGAGTTCCGGCACTATCTACCGCATCGTGACCGGCTTGAGCTTGCTGGCGAACGGCGGTGCGCAGACCGTGACCGTGCAAAAGGACGTGTCGGGCACGAACTACCCTGCGGGGCGGGCGGTGCTCGCTGTCAATGAGGCATTCTGTTTCGAGGATGCTGACGGCTGGTATTCCCTGACTGCGAACGGCGAACGAAAGGGAGTCGGCCCGCAAGGTCCGGCCGGAATCAACGGCGGCGGCACGGTCCTCGGCTCCGGAACAAGCATCGTTAACTTCGGGTCTGGCGGTTCGTCGCACACAACCCTAGTCGTCACGGGCCTGCCGCTAATCGTTGCGGGTTCGCTGGTTTACCCGTGGGTCAAGCCCGAAGCCACGCTCGACCACTCGGCAGACGAACATATCGCCGAAAACCTGCGCGTCTACGCTTCAGACATTGTGGCGGGCACGGGGTTTACCCTGCACGCAGTCGCGGGGACCGAAGTGATTTCGATGGTTCCTGACAATCGGCTCTCGCGGTTCTCAGGGGTAGGGCAGGACGCGGGCCCGGGTCAGGCAAACCGCAACAACCTGCCAAATCCTGGAGGTCAGGCGCCGCTGCTTTATGGCCGCTGGTCTGTCGGCTGGATCTTCACGCAATAGGGGACATCATGGCTCTGCAATTTGCTGGTGCCAACGGCACCGTCGTTCAAGCAAACGTCGAACACCAAGCGGCGCGCGTCGAGTCTCGCCCGATGGACTCGGCGGGTCTTGGCGCCTACGCCTACAGCGGATTTACGGGCATCCTGCCAGCAGCGCTGGGGGCAAACTCTGAAATCTTCCAGTTCCGATGGACGGACGCGACGCGGTTTTGTGTCATCCGCAAGATCCGCATCAGTGCATCGGTCTCGACCACGTTCTTCGCGGCCGGCGTCCCGTTGCAAATTGACCTTGTGAAATCCACGGCGTGGACGGTTCAAGGTACAGGCGGCACCGGAGTAACGCCCGCAGCGCTGCTCAAAAAGCGAACTTCAATGGCAAGTACGCTGGTCGCGACTGGCGACATCCGCATTGCGACGACTGCGGCCCTTGGCGCCGGAACAAAGACGCTCGAAACCTTGTCGCTGGCGGCGGTGGCGGCGGCTTGCCCAATCACGTCCAGCCTGAACGGCACGATCATTGCGCCCGGGACGATCCTGTTTCAGAACGAAGTGGCAGACGGCGAATACCCGCTGATCCTGGCGCAGAACGAGGGCGTGTCGATCCGCTCTGTTGCGGTGCCCGCCACGGGGACGTGGACGGCTTCGGTTGAAGTGCAATGGGCTGAAGTGTCTAGCTACTAAGAACGCCGTGCGATAGCTAGAATCGATCAACAAAGCGAGGCCCAGACATGGCAACCGATCCCTACGCGGCTATCCGGCGATTTCGCGTGGACTACACCCCCGCGCAGTCGTACCTCGAGTACGGCGACGGTGGGCAGCCGTTCATGGGCGGCCAAGCGGAGGCGTTTCGTCCCATGCTTCCCGAAGGCTGGGGCGGCAAGTACGCATGGGCGGACCCCGTAACACCGGGCGACCGCAGCGTGTTGCGGGTTGGCGGCATCCAGCAGCCGGGCAGGCACAAGTACGACACGTTCGATGGGATCGTGCGTCTGGACCCCGCGACTGGCGAGTACGTGCTCGAAGGTGACCCGTGGGCAACCCGGCAGACTTCGGGCATGGACAAGTTCCAAGACTTCGTGGAGAAGGGCGGCCTAGTTGTGGGCGGCACCTTGGCTGCTGGTTACGGACTAAGCAACATGTTTCCGGCTGCCGGCGGCGGTGTTGGGACACTGGGCACGATCCCGGCCGGCTCTGGTGCGATTGCACCCATCGCGAGCACGGTCCCGACCTACGTGGCGCCAAGCATCGCGGGCGGCAGTGCTGCCACGGTCGGAGGCGTCAGTGGCGCCGGCCTGGCCGCGGGGGGTGGCGTCGGTACGCTGGGAGCAATGCAAGGCGGCGCGGGCGCTGTCGGCGGCATTGGCAGCAGCGGGGCGCTGGTTAGCACGGTGCCGTCGGCAGTGGCTCCGACTGTCGCAGGCGGCACCGCGGGCACGGTCGGAAGTGTTGGCGGTAGCTCTCTTGCGCAGCAAGCCCTGATGCGTGCCGGGACCAGTCTCGCCGGAAACATCATCGGCGGCAGACTGCAAGGCAACGCCGCGCAGGACGCCTCGCAGATCCAGATGCGCGCGGCAGGCGAGGGGCAATCGACCATTGCGGCCATGCTCAAGCCCTACATCGACGCCGGGGTGTTGTCCACGAGCGCGGAAATGGACCTTCTCGGGCTGAACGGCCCGGACAAGCAAGCCGGGGCGCTGGCGGTGCTGGAGAACAGTCCGCAGTTTTCGCAGATGGTCAAGCAAGGCGAAGGCGCGATCCTTGGCAACGCATCGGCGACGGGCGGGCTTCGTGGCGGCAACGTGCAGGCAGCGCTTCGGGACTTCCGCCCCCAGGTGCTGAATCAACTGGTCGAACAGCAACTGAACCGACTAGGCCAGATGTCCCAGCGCGGACAAGGCGCGGCCACTGGCGGGGCTTCGGGGATCGCCAACCTACAGCAGCAGTCCGGCGCGGCTCAAGCGGGCGGGGCGCTGGCCAGGGGTCAAGAGCGCGCGGGCTACATCGACGCACTGTCGCGGTCTTTGGACTACTACTTCGGCGCTGGAGGCTAAGACATGGTGCAGCCGATCAACTACATGCCGGCGCAGCCGGTGATGCCCGGCAACATTTTGCTTCAAGCAGACAGCCCCGGCGCGACCATCCGGGCGAAGATGATGCAGGACGCGCAGGCAGCAGAAGCCGCGCGGGCGCAGCAAGAGGCGCAGCAGTTCATCATGGGCGTGATGGGCAACCCGAACGCGAGTCTCGACGACTTCGGCCGGGTGCTGGCGCTGAATCCGAAGATGAAGGAATCGGTCGAGTTGCTGGCGAGCAAGCGGTCGGAGGCCGAGAACCGCGCGACCACTTCGCACGCCCTGCAAGTCGCCAGTGCCATTGACAACAAGCGGCTGGACGTGGCCGAAATGAAGCTCATGGAGCGGGCGCAAGCGATGGAAGCGGCCGGGCAGGTTGGCGCGGTGCAGCAGGCGCGGCAGATGGTCGAAGCTCTGAAAGCGGACCCGACGCAGACTCGCAACGCCATGTTGGCGATGGTGGCGGCGGCGCCGGGGGGCAAAGATTCGTTGGCGGCCTACTTCACGCCTGCCGAGGATGCGCGCAAGGCGGCAGAGGAAGGCCGACGCGTCGCCATGTCCGGGCCGGCTCTGCGCGAAGCCGAAGCCAAGGCGACCACGGCCGAAGTTGAGGCCAAATACGCCGGGTCAAAAACGCTTCTGGATCTTGAACAGAAGGGCTGGAACATTGAGGCGCTGAAGGCCGACATTGGGTTCAAGCGCGAGGCCAACCGTATCGCAGCGATCAATGCCGGCATGGCGCGCGAGGGCAATGACCTGCGCCGCGCCGACTTGGAATTAAAGATTGCCGAGGCGCGTTCAGCACTTGACGGCAAGGCGCGCGAGAAGGCAGCAGAAGCCGCGAATGCTGCCTCTCAAGTGGACAACATGCTGAACACGGTTGAGCGCATCCGCAAAAACCCGTCGTTGAATGGCGTTCTCGGGACCATCCAAGGCCGCATGCCTGTGTTGCTGAGTGACGAGGCGGCGGATGCGGTCGCGCTGATCGATAACCTCGGCTCTCAGGCGTTTCTGGCCCAAATCCCGGCCATCAAGGGCCTGGGCCAGCTGTCCAACGTCGAAGGCGACAAGCTGCAACAAGCCTTGCAAAACATGACCCGCGTCCAGTCTGAAAAGCAGTTCCGCGAGAATTTGACCGAAGCTCAGCGGCTGCTTAAAAAGGCCCGGAACAACATCGGCACTCGGCTCGGCGTTCCGATGGGTCCGATTGACACTCCAGCGGCGCCGCGAGCGGCTGGACGACCGGCAGGCAGCAACGTGCGCTCTCAAGCTGACGCCATCCTGAGCGGGGGCCAATAGTGGCAACCGCCGACCAATACGCTGCCTGGATCGTCGCCAACAAGGCGAAGAAAGGCACGCCCGATTTCGAGACGGTTGCCGCAGCGTATCGGGAGGCGCTGGCCGAAGAGCAGGCGAGCCAGGGCGTGCCTGCCCCGATGGGCATGGCCGAAGAGCCAACCCCGAAGGCCGAACGCTCCATGATGGAGAAGATCGGCGGCGTCGGAGAAGCGGCGTTGACCTTGGCGACGGGCGCGACGGGCGGCCTAGTTGGGCTCATCGGCGGCACTGTCGGCGGCTTGGCCGGCGCTGTGCGTACCGGCAAGATCGGCACCCGAGAAGGTGCCCGCATGGTCGAGGAGGCTGCAAGCCAGGGCGCGCAGGCCCTGACCTACGCCCCGCGTGGTGAGGCCGGCCAAGAGTACGCGGCAGATGCTGGCGCGGCGCTGCAAAACCTTGTCCCGTTGACTGGCTTGGCGCGGCCTGTGGGCATGATCCAAGAACAGGCCGGCATGGCTGGGCAGACTGCCCGGATTGCTGGCGCTGCGCGGATGGACCGCATGCGTCAACCCGCAGCCACCCCGGCAGCGGCCACCCCGGCTGGGGTGCCAGCCGCGCCCGCAGCGGCTCCCGTTACGGCTGAAGCACTCGCGGCCACGGCACGCAGGGCGGCAGAGCCAGGACTCGGCAGGACAAACGCGCAGCGCGTGCTTGCCGAAGAAGCGGCACCCGATCAGCGCATGCTGGCGGACGCCAAACGGCTCGGCATCGATCAGAACTTGCAGCCCGGTCACCTGACCACGAGCGAGGCATTCCGGCAGATCGACGCGGCGATCAAGTCGAACCCGCAAAGCCAGGTTGCGCTGGCTGAACGCGCGGGCTTGGCCGAAATCGCCAAGTCATCGGCGCAACTGATCGACGACTTGGGCGGTACGCGCGACCTGAGCACGCTGAGTCAGAGCATCAACAACCGGATCACGGCTCGGCGGGACGTGCTGGACGCGCAAGAGGGCAAGCTGTGGAACAAGTCCACGCAGCTCATCAACCCGCGGCGTCAAGTGGACGCCCCGGAGACGAAAGGCACCGTGCAATCGATGGTGCGCGAGCTTGGCGGCGATGCACAAGCGGACCTCGCAATCCCTGACGCGGCGCGTCGGTTTCTGAAGCCCATGATGGCCGACGAGCCGATGACATACGCGTATCTCGACCTTGCGCGCAAGCAAGTCGGGCAAGCCATCGGCAAGAAATCCGGGCCGTTTGCCGACATGGAACGCGGAATGCTGGACCGCTTCTATGCGGCGCTGTCCAAGGATCAGGAGGCCATCGCTCAAGCGGCTGGCTCCGATGCGTTCTACGCTTTCCAAGCGGCGAAGTACGCAACACGACTCAAAAAGGGGCTAGAGGATGACCTCACTGCGCTGTTTGGCCGCGATCTTGACAAGTCACTATCTGGCGGCCGTGAAGTGGGTATTGCTGGTGCAACTGTGGCTCTGGCTAAAGGCGATGCTGCCCGGATGAACAAGCTCATGGGCATGGTGCCGAAGGACATGCGCGAACAGGTCGCGGTGTCCGCAGTCGGCAAGATGCTTGGCGACGGCTTGGAACAGGGCCAAATGGACTTTCGCGGCTATCGGGTCTGGTATGAGGGCCTGATGCGCAACAAAGAGTCTCAGAAGGCCATCATGTCGCACCTTCCGCTGTCAACGCGCAAGCAACTGCACGCCCTCTATCGAGTGTCGCGCGGCGTTAGCCAGTCGATCAACCGTCGCACCGAAACGGGCAAGCTTGGCACCATCAAGGATGAAATGATGGGCGTTGCCGATGGCACGATGGAAAGCCTCTACAACCTTGCCAAGCGGTCAGCCGTTGCGATCCCGGCCGAGGCTGTGTCGTCGTCCGTTGGCCTGCCAGGCGCGGGCATGTCCGCAGGCATCGCCAGCGCGTTGACCAAGGGCAAGCCGAAAACCATGGCGCTGGTCGATGAACTGATCGCTTCGCCTGAGTTTGACCGCATGGTGCGGACCCCTCCCGGCCCGGCCAAGGTGTCGGCTGCTCGCAAGCTCGCCAAATCGGCGGCATTCGACAAGCTGCTGAAGGCGGTGGGCAGCCCTCCCGAAATCATGGCCGACCGCGAGGCGTGGATTCTCCAGGCGTCGCAGCTTGGCAGCGTTCCGGTCCAGCAGCAAAATCGCGACCGCCGCACACTGAACTGAGGACCGACCATGTACCCCATCCAAGCCGTCTACCCCCAATTCGTTGACCGCGACGGCACGCCACTCGACGGCGGATTCGTCTACTTCGGCACTGCGAACGCGAACCCGGAGACAAGCCCGGTCACTGTCTACTTTGACGAGGCAGCGACTCAGCCAGTGGCCCAGCCTGCGCGGACTGTGAGCGGCGCGATCCAGCGTGGCGGCACCCCTGCCCAAATCTGGACAAACGCTGATGTGTCGATCACCGTCAAGGACGCGGGCGGACAACTGGTCGTCTACATCCCATCGACCTACTCGTTTCAGACTGAACTTTCGTCGCCGGGCGGATCTGCGCTGGTTGGATTTTTGCAGGCCGGCAGTGGGGCGGTTGCACGCACGGCGCAGGCAAAGATGCGGGATGTGGTGAGCGTGAGAGACTTCGGTGCGGTGGGTGACGGGGTAGCTGATGACACGGCCGCGATACAGGCGGCAATCAACCGCGCAGTCGCATTGCGCGGGGTTGTTTTCATCCCGCCCGCCAATGCTGGAGCGTATTACAAGATATCGGCCCCGCTGACAGTCTCTGCACCATTGTCAATTCTGGGCGACAACACCTTCGGCTCGTTGCTCTATGGTGTGGGTATGTCTGCTGGTGCGCACATCCTAGACTTCGACTGTCTGGCTGCAAACAATGTGGAGAACATCCACATTAGCCGCTTGACAATCCGCAGCGACAATGGTGCGCCAAACGGTTTGCGCCTCAAGAATGTAGCTGATGTATTGATCACAGAAGTAAGGTTGTATGGTGTTACGACTGGCATCACTATTGAAGGCGCTAGGTGCTACACGCATTCATATAAACAGGTAGTTGGGTATCAGATTTCCGACGCCAGCGTTCGATTTACTGCCGGTTTCACTGGAGGCGGTCAGTTCGTTTTTGATGGGTGTACGTTTACCACTGGCTCATCTGCGGGCGCAGTCGTCATTCCAACGACAGCATCAGTCGACAATCTCAGTTTCACTGGATGCAACTGGGAACAATGCGTTGGCGTTGGGGTTTTTATCGGCGGCACTTGTAGAGGGATTTCCTTTGTAGGGTGCCGTACCGAAGGCGGCGACACACATGATTTCAATTTTCGCCCGGATAGTGCCTCTGAATACATTGGCGGCATCAATATCTCAGGGTGCGTTTTTAGCGCAAGCGACAACTCTTCCGCAGATCGAATTCTTTTTGGTGGTTCCTCCGGAACTTTGCGCGGTTTTTCAGTGACCGGAAACTATGTCACGCATGGATCTGACTCCTACGCTGGCAAGTTGGTACAGCTAAACGGCGACGGCGAGAGCGGTCTGATTGCGGGCAATATGGTTCGCGGAACTACCGCCGCCGGAGCGGGGGTCGTCAACGCTCAACGAGCCGGCGTTGTCGTGTTTTCAAACGAAAACCTGACAGGAAAACTGTTC